GCGGCATTGTTAACAGCCATTCTAAATGGTATTATACCATTACCAGCTTGGAATTGAAGCGTACTTCCATTTGTAAAAAATGCACTTTCATATTTATATGTTGCATTAAAGCTACCATACCCTCCAACTCTATCCCATACTAAAGATGGCCCAGTACCAGCACCAGTAGGCCCTAATAATGTTAACCCACTTGCCGTTACACTACTTGAGAATGTAGCAGCACCAGTAGAGGCTATTGTTTGTCTTATTGCACCATTTACTATTAAATAATAACTTCCACTTGCACCGCTATTTATTGTTTGATAAAAATCGCTACCATTACCAAAACTTGCACCATCACCAAATACTCTTAATTTATGCCCACTATCGGTAGTTGTGCCTACTGCTAAGTTTCCTGTACTAAACAAGGTCATTGCTTGGGTAAAGGATATAGCGTTACCTGCCGTTCCTGAAGGTGCATTGAACCATTGATGTTCTCCACCTACTTGACCATATCTTGTAGCTTCATCACTTTGAGTATATATCCAATTTGTTGCACCACTATTTAGATAAGCATTATTTGCTAACTGTGTTGTTCTTGTATCAGCACTTGTTCTATTGCTAAATAAAGAAGCAGACTCTCCTATTTGCATTGCAGTATAACCTGTGTACCACGCACTCGGTGTAACTCCTAATCCTAAATTGCCTGAAGTGTTAAGTCGCATACGTTCCACACTATTAGTGTAAAATGTCATTGGAATATTTGCTGCACCTCTAATCCAAAATTGGTCATCAAGAGTTCCATTTCCTATAATAGTACCAATTAAAGCAAGAGTTGTTGCATCATTTGAAAACAATAAATCAGTTTGTCTATTACCCGTTGTGTTTGTTCTGTTAATTACAATTCTTGCTATATCAGTATTAGAAACTTGTAATTGTTCTGCAAAATTTGTACCTGCCGTTGTAGTATTTATTCCTACACTTGAACCATTGTTAAATACAATACTATTACCTATTGTACTTGCACCTGTAAACTTAGGTAGGTAGTTAGTAGTACCTGTTCCTGTTACAGGGTTAGTTAAAGCACTTTGCTTGTTGTTAAACGTAGTCCAATCTGTACTTGAAAGTAAACCATTTTGTGAACCACTTGCAGTAGCAATAGCTAATGTAATCGTACCACTTGTAGTGATAGGAGTTGAACCAATAGTTACTCCGCTTGTTGCAGAAGATAATCCTACGCTTGTAACTGTTCCTACACTATAAGACCTATTCGCACTTAAATCAAATGAAGTTCCGTTAATAGTTATAGTTCTACTTGTTGGAACGTACCCACTTAAATCAGGTGCATAGTTAGGAACGTTTAAAACCCCTGTTGTTGAGTTATAAGTAGCAGCACCGCTTGTACCTGTTGTGGTCAAGCTAATCGCTGCTCTTGCAAGTGCATCTGTGTATTGCGTAATCGTAGAAGCTATCGTAAACGAAGGATAACTACCACTAATTGATATCCCTGCACCTGCTGTTAAAGAAACAGTTTGGTCTGGAGCAGAGTTAGTAATTACCCCAGTTGTATTGTTATAGCTTATTCCTGTACCTGCACTTAAAGAAGTTAAGGTTATAAAGTTTGAACCATTTGTGATTTGATTATTATTGGTAGGTATTGTTATTACCCCTGTTGTGCTATTGTAAGCACCACTACCAGCCGTAAAACTTAAAGCTGCTCTTGACCTTGCATCTGTAAAATAAAGGTTTGTATTTTCAGTTACTTGACTTGTATTGTAATCGCCACTTGTAGCAACTACCGCACCTGTTCTACCAAATACACTTGTTACAGGATATGAAATATCACTTGTTAATGCAATAGTTCCTGTTGCAGTTGGAAATTCATAGTTATAAGAACCTACTGTTGGTAAACTAAAAATTGAAGAACCAGATACTGGGTATAAAAATTGTATTTGTTGCATACCACCTGTTGCAGTTGCACTTATACCAACATATCCAGCTAAACGACCACTTGAACTTAATTCCTTTAAAAATATACCACTTTCAGCTTTTATTCCTGTATTAAATGTCTTTGCAGCAGTTATTGTTTGAGTAGTATCTAAAGTAACATAATTACCAGCAGCTTGTTTATTATTAAACGTACTCCAATCCGTTGAACTTAACTTACCAGTATTTGTAGCCGAAGCGATAGGTAGGTTAAAAGTATGCGTATCCCCACTTGAAACGATAGCAAAGTTTGTTCCACTTGTTCCTGTGGTTATAAATTGTGATTGGTCTGTTAGGTTATTCAAAGAAACCATACCCTTAGATAAGGTAGTAACTACTTGACATAAATGACCATTCTCGGTATGCAAAGTAACTGTTCTACCATCTACGTTTACATAGATTCTAATTGCTAATCTATCCGTTAAAGATAAATTAGCAGTAGCCACAGGAATAGCAAAATAGTAAGGGTTAATTACAGTGCCTTGAGTAATATACTCTGGAACTCCAACGCTTGAACCTAATAAAGTAAAAGTAGTACCATCGTACTTATAAAGTTCTGCATAGAAAAAAGGGTTACCTGTGTTATTATTTACGCTAAAATAAAACTCACAATTAAAGTTACCGCCAGGAATCAATATTACATCAGGGTCATTAGCATCAGTTAAGTAACTCGCTACATATCCGTTTGAAGATATAGCAATGTCAGTTCCAGCACCTATGATTGGCTCTTTGCTTAATTCTCTATAAGCAACACCTCCTATTGTACCTTGTGAAACACTTGAATTAAGATAGTAACTAACCGAACTACCGCCACCACTTGATGTTGGGAAATCCGCTAAAGTACCATCCCCTCGTACATATTGAGAAGCAGCACCATCTAAAGCGGTTATTACCCCACTATTAGCCACTACTGGACCTTGTATATCTCTTATCTTCGCTTCTCCTGATACCTGTAATTGTGAACTCATTTATATCTATTTTAACTATTTGAAAATTGCTCTAACAAACTCATCTGCCTCTAATGCTCTTGCAAAGGTAAGAACTCCTGTAGATGAGTTAAACGTCACATTCTCACCTGTTGGAGCACCTGAAGTTAATATAGTTCTAACCTCTAAACCACCTCTTGTAACTGAAAGACAACTTGTACCAATTTGAGTAGCGAATGTGATTGTAGTTTCACCACCAAATGCAGTATATTGTTGCATAGTTACGTTACCACTTTCTATCACTACTCCAGTAGGTGTAACTTGTGTACCAGTAACTGTATAAGGACCTGTACCTTGTAAAGACACACTATATGTTGATGCTCCTTCAACAGGACCACTCATATCTAAATTAACAATATTAGCAAGACCTGTAAAGATGCTATAACCTAAAGCACCTGTGCCATTACCATTGTCATTATCTATTTGAAACTTAACTATGATTTGCTCTTTAGTTTGTAGCTTATTAAGCAAGAATAAATAAGAATAATTACTAAGGGCTATGAAACCATCAGCAGATATATTCCAGCTTATCTGTGAGCCTAAGAACTCTTTATATGATGCACTATTTGTTGTAGTTACCTCTACCTGATCTACACTTGTACTAAAAGTACAGTTAGTAGATGCACCAAAAGGAACGCCCAAAGAAATGTTAGTAGTAGTTATACCAGGATTAGTTGACTGAGTATATAAGGTTATTTCATTGGTTGTAGTACCTAAGTAAACTACCTCTATAATGATTCTATCTGTAATTGCTAAAACAGTATTAGTTACTGTCATATTAGTATTATATATAATCTTACTAAGAGATGTTAAAGTAGTTTCATCCGAAGTTGCCAATAAGGTAGCTGTTGAACCAGCATATTTGTATAGCTTATATTGTACTTTAGCCCCTGCAAAGGCAGTAGCTATAGAATAATAAGCTGAGATACTCCAAGTACCAGCAGTTATTTCTGTAATACTAGGATCACTAGCATCTGTTATAAAAGAAGCTATTACTCCTGCTCCTGTTTTAGTAAAGTTAGTAGAAGTGCCAATAATGTCTTCAGTACTTAATTCTTTACAAGCAAAACCATTTACGGTTATCCCTTGATTAACAGAACCATTAAAATAATATTGTTTGTTTGAATCGTATTTGTATAATACTATATTAGTTCCATTTATTACTGATGCCATTATTTCCTAGTATTTAAATTTTTGAATATATCTATTTCTATAGTTGTGCCATTGTAGTTAATCTTCTTTAGTACTGAATCTTGTACTCCTTGTTTTAAATCCCATTTAAAGGACTTTAATAAGTATGTATAAGTATTAGCACCATCATAAGAATAGGTAAACTTACTGTTTAACCAATATCCTATGCTTTTAAATTGACCTTCTATAACTGTTTGTGTTTTTACTTGATCAATACCAATATCCTCAGCTACTAATGTAAAAATCTCTTTACTTCCTGATGTTGTTCTTCCAAATAAATTAGCAAATCCACTATTATTTGCAGCAGTATACATACCAACATAAGAAGAAGCAGCTACATCTTTGGGCTCATTTGCAACTCTAGCAACAGAATCAGTATTCTTAAATATGTCATTATACATAAATCCTAATGAGAAGTTTTCTCCCTCTTCAGGCTTAAATTGAGAATCTATACTACCAATCTCTCTATATGAATCATAATTATAAATTTGAGATACTGGACCTACATTTTGAACTAAGAAATAGTAAAGTTCTAGAAATGGATCTACACCTGTTTCTAATGGTCTATAAACTATGACATCTAAAGCACCATCAATAGGTACTAATACTTGCTTAGGAAATCCTCCAGGGTAATCATTAAGATATACTGTTGTTGTAGTAAATTCACCACTATTATTAAGATACTGTGCAGCAGAGTTATCAGAAGGTATAATTCTAACCCAATATCTAGCAGTACAGTTAAATTTATAATCTAACCATCTTACATTTAGATAATCACCAGCTTTTACATCATTACCAAAAGACCTAACTGCCTTATTGGTTTCACCTGCATTTGTAGTAGTATCTGTAGTGTATAGCCCACCATTTGTAGGGCTATATTTAGAAACTACCATTCCTGTTTCAAGCCAAGCATCCACATTGTTAGTACCTGACCAAGATAAAAACCAACCATTGGCAACAAGTTGCTTTACGTTGTATATTGGGCTAAACTGAGTATAAGACTTTTGTGCTCTGTTAAAGCTAACCAATAATGATTGACCAGTTTGTTTATAGTTATTAGAAGCATCAATAGCAACAGTAGTAGTATTTCCTAATGTTTGTGTAGACTGAAAAGTTCCTGCACTATTGTAAACATAGTAAGCAATAGTAGCTTCTCTAGTCAATGCACCATAAGCAGTTAAATACCATTTATCTTCTCTGTAAAAGCATTCCCATCCAAACCTATTACACATATATTCCAATATGTCATAGTAGTTTAAATACTCGCCATATTGCTCCATTAGATAGTTCTTTTTTAGATACATATTTTCTATGTTCTTAGTAGGTATGTTTGCGGTTTTATAGTATTCGTTAATCCATACATCTAATGTAAACTCTGTCTTGCTAAAACAATCAATAATTAAGTCTTTAACACTTACCTGATCTTCTGAGTTAAAACCTATACCATCTACTAAATTAAAGTAATATTTCTTATTCTTAGTTCTAGCTAAACCATCAACAAAAGATAATGACAAACTATTAAGGTTTACAGGAGAATATTGTACGCTATCAACAGGTATAAAAAACCCTCTCCATATTACAGTTCCCCATGTATAAGAACCATCATAAGTTCCTTTGCTAACAACTATCATATAGTCATTATCATCAGCAGTAAAGAAGTCTTGTAATAACTCAGCATAATTAGTGCTTTGAAATTCGTTCTTTACTATATTTAAAGTTGCCCTTGTGGCAAGTAATGGCGTATAGGCATTTCCATCTGTGTCTATAGTTTCTATGATAAAAGGACTATTAGATCCAGTCAATGGATATACTGTTCCACTAGAATAGCCGTCTTTGTAAATCTGAGCCCTATAGGTGACGTTTGTATCACCAGGCTTGGCATATACATCATCAAATATAATCTCGTATTTTGGGTTTATAAATGCCATTAGAAAGTATTATTATTTGTTCTACCTGCTTTATTCATTAATATTAATAAGTCGTTACCGCTTATTCTAGCTTCTAAAGTTCCACCCCCTGAATCACCTATTAGTGATTTAAGTTTATCTAAAGGAGCTACAACCTCAGGGTTTCTACTAGCACCAGGATATTCTCCCATTAAACCTAATGTTGGTCCTGATATTATACCTCCATCAGCAAATTCCTTAGCACCTGTAGTGCTTCTTTTCTTGTTTATTTGACCTTTTAAAGCAAATCCTGCCGCAACTGCTGCGATACCTAAAATTAATCCACCTTTTACATTTCCACTTTCTATAGCCTTTTTAGCAGCTTGAACAAGAGATGAATATAATATCAATGCTTTACCTATTGAAATTAAAGCATCAGCTAAGATAGTGCCTAATGTTCCAAGATTAAATTTACCAGTAGTAACTAATTCACCTAAGCTTTCGCCAATTCCCTCAAAAGTTGATTGAAGAGTATTTCTTAATATTTCATCTATTGAGGTTGATAAATCACCAAGACCTGTTAAAGCACCTTGAAGTCTTAAAATTGCAGCATTTATTGCATCTAAAGCTTTTACGTTTCCATGAGCAAACAATTTTGCAATTTCTAATTGCTTAATTTTATTTTTAGTATCCTCTTGCTGGAAAGCAACATTATTCCTATGTAGTCTTAATTCAGCCTTTAATTGCAAATCAAGAGTTTTAATATAATTAGTTGTATAATCATATTGGTCTTTTAACTTTTTATCTTCATAAGATTTAGTTAATTGCTTTTGCATTTCTTCACTTTGCTGTCTAATAGCAAATTTTTTATCTTCAATGCTTTTTCTAAAGTTTATCTCTTTCTGTTCGTAGGTTTGTTGTATAATAAATAATTCATCAACAGAAGCTTTTTTTATTATAGCATCCATTAATGCAGCATTTTTCTGCAAATCATTTAAATTTTTGAAGTAAAATTCTGCTTGAAATATACTATCCTTATAATAATTAAATTGTTCTTGAGCTAATTCTTCTAAATAATTATTAGTTGAAGGTTTTTCAGCCTTAGTTGTTTTTGTTTGTTCAATTTTACCAAATTCTGCACTTAATTTTGTTGCTTCAAGTAATGATTTAGAATACTTATCAGTTAAAGTAATTAGTTCTTGAGCATTTGCAGCTTTTTGAGCTTCTAATTTAGCAATTTCTCCTTCAACAACTCTTCTATCATACATAACATCAACAACATCTCTAGATGCTAATGTTTGTTTGCCAGTATATTCTAATAGTAAAGCATAACTCTGCTCTTTCTTTTTGTCAATCTGAGCTTGTATTTTATCAGTTTTAACTATATTGTTGGCAACTTGATCTGAATACTTTTGAGCTACAGCCATGTGTATTAAACTCTGAATATAACCATCAACACTTTTCTTAACCTTTTCGGTATTAATATTAGCAAGAGTTAGTTTTTGATTATGCTCTCCATATAACTCATTCGCTTTTTTTAATGCCTCATTTCTTACATTATCTGTTAATGTTGCATTGTTCGCTATATCTATATAAGCTTTTAACAATATACCTTGCTGTCTTCCAGATTGTGTGCTTTGTAAAATCTCATCATTTAAACTAGCTTGTTCTTCTTTAAGCTTTTTAGCAGCAGAAGCAGCTTGTCTAGTCTTTTCATCCCATATAGTTAATGCAGCAATAACCGCAGATATACCTAAGTAAATAGGACCTGTAACAGCAGCAAACCCACCTAATAAAGCAGGAAGGTTATTTTGAATACCTCTAAATCCAAATGGTAAATCCTGAACAACTAAAGCTAAATTAGTCCATTGCTGGTTTGATTGTTTTAAAGAATTACCAGCTTTATTTATAGATGAAGTTGCGTTATTTAACGCCTTATCTGTATCTTCTACAAGCTTTTTAGTTTTATTTATCTTGCCGTTAAAGATTTCAACATCTTTACCAAGAACTTTAGATAATGCATCGGACATTGCCTTTACACTCTTATTAAACTCGGTTACGTCTAAATCAATCTTAACTTTAATATTCTGATCAGCCATTTTGCTTTATTGGTTTTACGTTTTCGTATTTTTTTAGAACGTCTTGAAGTTCTTCAGGTGTCATTACCCTTTGCTTTACAAAGTTACGATTATCGCAGTCAAGTTCTAAAAGGTCAGTAGCCTTAACCTTCTTTTTAGTTTGCATATTAACAAGGACTGTTGTTTGCCACCTAATTTTAACCCATTCTTGCTCTTCTTTATGCCTGTAACCATACCAAACAAAGTCTAATTCAGCCATCGTCATATCCCAAAACAAATGGGGAAGCACTTGGCACTCCCCCATTGTATATCTTTCAATATCAATCCACTCTAATTTTTTTTTACTGCACCTTTAGTAGCTTTTTTTGTTTCTTCTAAACCACTACTTAAACTTTCAGTTAAAGACAATATTACTTCTTGAAACTTACTGCCACCAATACCTCCCATATCATCAATCCAGTCACAAGCATCTATATCTGTATAACTAGGTGTTATGCCTTGTTTATATAATGGATATTCTGCTGCTGATATAAGCAGGTTAGTAATAGCTTCAAGTGAATCATCTCCACTTAAAGCATCTCCTATTTCTGACGGTCCAATACCTTGTAATTTGCAAAATCTCTTTAAAGACCATGTGCAAAATTGCAATTGTATTCTATCGCCTGAAGTTAATTTCAGTTCGTAATGTCCTCTCATATTTTGGTGTTTTTGGTGTTATTATGCGTTGGTAGCCTGAGTTAATTGACCTTGTCCTGTAAAAGAAGCAGAGTAAGTAACTGGAGATTCCATATCAGCAGTGATATCTAAGCTTTCTACAAATGCAGAACCAGACCAAATTAAGTCACCTACGATTGGAGTGCTACCGTTAACTGTTGTAAACTTAACTGTAACTACACCTCTACCGTTTAAAGCAGAGAAAATATCTCCTACTACATAGTTTGTACCTGTTGGCTCAACTGTAGTAAGACCATCTGTAGTTAAAGACCAAGAACGCAAACCTGCGATTTGATCAGCCCATCCGCCACTTGATTTAGTTGTTGCATCTGGTAAGTCAGCACTTACTGATAAAGAGCAAGATGTAGAGTGAGCTACAACTTCAGTTCCTACTAGAACTACTAGGTTTGTACCATTAAAAATTCCTGTTGTTGGCATTTTATTTTATTTTAATTTTTTATAATATTTGAGTTACAAAATGTTCCATTGTAATTACTCTTCTAAATACATAAGCTTCATCTACATAGTCAAAGGTAGCAAAGTTAGTACCAATCTTACGAGTAACTATTTTAAAGTCAGGAGAAGCACTTGGGTAATCAGGTACATTAACGCCTATGATCCCTAACAATTCGTTAGCCCACTGGTCTACCGATTTCTGCCCTACTTCACCTGACTTATTTGTTTTATAAACAATATCAAACTGTATAGTGACATCAAAGTTATAACTCTGCTTGTCGCTATTTTCAACTGATGTTTGACTGCTTATGATTAAGAAAGGAGGATTAACTGTATCAGGTGCAATAGTATCGTAAACACCCAAAGAAAAACTTTGTGATGCTAACTTATCTACATAAGCCTTTCTTATAGCTAAACCGCAATCTTTCATTAAGCTTCTGTTTCTTCTTTTACTTCCTCAGGATTTTGCTCTTGAGCAAGTTTTGATAAGAACTGGGTTAAAGGTAAACCATACTTAGTTGGCATTTCTTGAATAAACGCATCTAATTGTTTTACCTGCTCTTCGTTTAGTGTAATTGTCATGGTATTGATTTTGTACAAATTTAACGAAATATATTTATATCTTTATATCTTTAATCCCTTGTACCATTTTACCTATTAATTCATCTGTAGAGTTAAATAAATAAGGACCTGCGGTTCTTTGAACCTTTCTTAATCCCCTTCCTTTAAACTCTCCTGCATAAACAGTTAAGGCAGAATTATCAAAGTTTTTATAAGATAAATTTGGTTTTTTGCCTGTACCAAACTCCACAAATGCTGCATAATTTACTAAGTGCCCTTTAGAGTTACTAACATTTGATAAACCAGCTTTGATTATAGATGAGCCATTTGATAATCTTGAAGCCCTAATTGATGATCTTAACGCATCAGTATCAACCGCAACTCTATTTTTAGCTTTATTTTCAATTTCTACAGCAGTTTCATAAATAACTTTAGATGCTTTTGTAAATAAAATCTTTGGAGAATTGTCTAATTTATTCACAACATATTGTAAACCAATAACATTCATTTTAAATTTTGCCATTATTTAAGTGTTGAACAGCCTATTAAAAAATAACTATTGTTATCACCTTCATTAATAACTGAATTAATGTTATAAAGGTTTGATTGAAAGGATATTACAAGCTTATTTGTAAACACTTTAGAAGTAGTATATCTAATTCTAAAAGTAATATCATCGCTTATATTATCTTTTCCTGCTATATCTGACCTGTCATTTGTATTCCTAGACATCTGAGCCCAACAAGTGTAATAGTCTACCAAAGTAGTTACTACACCACCAGCTCCATCAGAAGCATTAGATTGACTTTGGAAAGTAATCCTATTCATTAATCTTCCTATCATTAGATAATTACGTTTATGCGTTTAAATGGCTTCATAAGCTCGTATGCGGTCATCAAATTAGCTGAAGGCTTAGTTGCTTCAACTGAAGACTCTCTGTACTCGTATAGGTCTGAAACCATCTTTAAAAGGGCAGTCTTCATTGTTGCAGGAGTTGTAGCATAACCACAAGTGTAAGTAAATCTAAACTCGTTATCAAAAATGCTAGTCATATAGACCTTTTTGGTGGTTTCACCAAGCACCTGATAGTCACCAACAGACATTGCTACCCAAGCTGTGCTATCCCAATATTCTACTGCTGATATTGTGTTTGTAGGAGTGTAAGGTAACTCTATAAAGCTATCTACATAAGCTACAACTCTTAAGGTTCTAGGAGTCATTGCAATTCCTGCATATTGCTCAAGTCTTGTCTGAGCTGTATTGATTAAAGATGTAATCAAAGTATCATCTTCGCTGTAATCTACTCTAAGGTAATTTTTAGCTTCCGCTAAAGTAACGACTGTGGCTGTAGGTGCTACTGTGGTCGTTATATCTCTTACTATTTGCATTATGCCATTGTTTTTACAAAAATAACTAAAATATAGCGGACATAAAAAAAGGAGGCAGTTTGCGGCTGCCCCCTTGTATTTTAGATTAATCTAGGATTAAGCTACGTTACCGAAATCACCATATACAAACGCACTGTTGTAGTAGATAGGGAATGCAATACGAGCTTCAACTCTTACAGTAATCAAGTTCTTTTGGAAGTTATCGCTATCCATTTCAGAGAACTGAACAGAGATACCTTGATTTTGCATGATTTGAGCACCCATTGACCAGTCACCTACTAAGAACTTATCAGCAGCGATTGCTGTTGATTGGAACACAGGGATACCAGCGATAGTAACAGTACCATCAGTAGTAACAACTGTAGAACCTGGAAGGCTATAAGCAGCGTTAGTATTCTTAGTATTCATGATAGCAGCCCAATCAGTTGGGTTGATTAAGATACCATTAGCAGAATAGTTACTAGCAGAAACCTGTGCAATAGCTTGTACTAATTGCTCAACATCAACTGTAGCAGCACCACTGAAAGCAGCAGCATTGATTGTTAAACCAGTCAAGTTAGGAGCAGTACCATTACCGTTCAATAACTGAGCATCTTCAGCTAATAAATACTTCTCTAACAAACGAGCTTGTAAGAATGAAGTCATAGCAGGTACATCATCTAACATTTGACGAGAGATTCTTACGAAACCAGCGATGTACTGAGCAGGAGCATCAGTCATTGTGATATCGAAATCTACTTGAGCTTTTGCACTACCTTGTGTTTGAGGAGCTACATCACCTTCACCACCTGATTCCTTAGGGAAAGTAAATAAACCTGTAGAAATAGTTCCTACTGGTAATAAACTTCTCAAATGCACCTTACGAGAAGGAAGAGCATATACTTGAGGAGCATATTGTCTTGGGATGTCACCTGTTAAGTTAACTGCTTCTGTCATGTTGCCTACTGCCTTAGTGTCTAAGATAAAGCCAGAACGCTTCTGCTCACCACGACCTAATTTTGCGATACTGTCAGCATTCTTTTCGATTGCTTCAGCAAGGGATGCGTTGAACCCTTTTACTTGATTTTCACTCATTGTCTTACGATTGTTTTTTGCCTCTAATTTGTCAGCAGCATCTTTTACTACAGCAACTTGAGATTTTAATTCTTCTAATTCCGATTTTAAGCCATCTACCGCAACTGCGTTATCAGCTTTTAATGTTTCGATAGCACCGTTTACTTCGGTTTTAACGCCTTCGAAAGCACTTTTGATTTCTTCTACCATTAGTTGAAAATTTTAAATGATTGTAAATATTTGTTTATCTCGATTTCAACGGAAATCATCGGGTCTTCCTCTTCCTCCAATGCTTCATCTTCTGGCATTTCGACTTCGCCTTCAGATGATGGTTGCGGTTGTTCTTCAAGGTCGACTGACTCTTCATCTTCCATCTCAGCAAGATATTGTTGTAATTGTTTAAGTTTAAGTTCCAACAATTCAAATGTTTCATCAGTAAAGTGACCGTTTCTTAAAGAC